CAAGACAGTTGACATTGATACTTCGGGACCTGATACTGAGGTCGAATTAAAAGAAGATCAAACAACTGATACTGCTCCAGTTGAAGAAACTGAAGAGCCCGTAGTTGCTGAGACTCAAGAAGCCAGCAGCGAGCCGCAAGAGGCTACGAAGAAAGAAGAAAAGAAAGAAGAATTAGAAGATTATAGTAGAGACGTTCAAAGAAGAATAGCAAAGCTAACTAAAAAATGGAGAGAAGCGGAAAGACAAAGAGACGAGGCTTTGTCGTTTGCAAAAATCCAAAAAGAGAAAGCTGAAAGTTTAGGTCAAAAATATTCATCTTTGGAAACAACATCTGTAAAAGATAGGCAAGAGAAAATTAACTCATTACTTGATGCACAAAAAGCAAAACTAGCTCAAGCTAGAGAAGCAGGTGACACCAATGCTGAGGTAGAAATCTCAAAGCAAATCGCACAGTTAGGATATGAAGAAGCAAGAATCCAAGAGTTAACAAAAGCTGCAGAAATGCAACCGAAGAAAGCTGAGGAGACTGCTGAAATACCTACTTCAAAACCAGAACCAGAACTTAAAGTTGACCCTAAAGCTGAAGCTTGGGCATCGAAAAACACATGGTTTGGTAAAGATAAAGCAATGACTTATACTGCTTTTGATTTACATAAAACACTGGTTGACGAAGAAGGATATGATCCTAAATCAGATGAATACTATACTGAGGTGGATAAAAGAATAAGACTTGAATTCCCTCATAAATTTGATAAACCAGAGTCAACGGAATCGACTAAACCTGTGCAGACAGTAGCGTCAGCGACGCGAAGCACAAAATCAGGTCGCAAAACTGTGAGACTCACGCCGTCTCAAGTTGCTCTCGCTAAAAAATTAGGTGTGCCACTTGAAGAGTATGCGAAACAATTAAAACTCACGAAGGAGGTATAGGCATATGAGCGAAGAAAACAAAAGAACCCCTCGTGCGAGCCAAACTAGGGAAAAAGAATCCAAACCCAAAGTATGGACTCCACCGTCTGCTTTAGACGCACCCCCTGCGCCAAATGGATTTAGGCACAGATGGGTAAGAGCTGAAAGTCTTGGATTTCAGGACACGAAAAATGTTGCTGGAAGAATAAGACAAGGATACGAACTCGTAAGAGCTGATGAATATCCAGATAGCGATTATCCAATTGTCGAAGATGGAAAGTACGCAGGAGTGATCGGAGTAGGTGGCCTTGTGCTGACAAGGGTACCGGAAGAGGTCGCAAAACAAAGACAAGCTTATTATGCGAAACAATCGCAAGAGCAAGTCGAAGCTTTAGACAACGACCTTATGAAGGAACAGCATAGTAGTATGCCAATCAATATTGATAGGCAGACTCGTGTAACTTTCGGTGGATCAAAGAAAAATTAATTTTTTAGCGATTCCCTGGATAAACTTTAATAAGGAGAAAACTATATGGCAAACAAAGACGCACCTTTTGGTTTAAAACCAATCGGAAAAGTCGGTCAGAATAGAGATAACCAAGGTTTATCCGAGTACGATATTGCAGCTTCTGCAACAGCGATCTACTTCCAAGATCCAGTTAAAATGTTAGACACTGGAACAATTGGAGTGGCTGCAGCAGGTGATGCTTTACTCGGCGCAATCACAGGTGTCTTTTTTACCGACGCATCAACAAGCAAGCCTACCTTTGCCAATCACCTAGACGCATCTAATGCGGCTACTGATATCAAAGGATTCGTTACGGATGATCCGTACGAAAGGTTTGAAATACAAACTAATAATAGTGGAGCTTCTGCAACAACTGATATCTTCAATGTGGCTGATATCGTGTATGCTGCAGGTTCATCACCAGATTACGTATCTCAAGTAGAGTTAAATGACTCAACTTTAGCTAACGGATCTTCTGCAACATTGCAGATTCTTGGTCTTTCAAAAGATCCAGACAACAGTGATGTAGGTTCTGCGAATGTTAACTGGGTCGTTAGAATTAACGAGCATCAGTTAGACATGAACGTAAACGGCGTATAATAGGAGGATACAACTATGGCCATTTCTAGAGGACAACTAGTCAAAGAACTAGAGCCAGGTTTGAATGCCCTATTCGGCCTGGAGTATAAACAGTATGAAAATCAACATGCTGAGATATACGTAACTGAAACTTCAGACAGAGCGTTTGAAGAAGAAGTTATGTTATCAGGATTTGCATCAGCGCAAGTTAAAGCTGAGGGATCTGGTGTAGCTTTTGACAATGCTCAAGAGACTTTCACTGCAAGATACACTCACGAGACAATCGCTCTTGCATTCTCGATAACTGAAGAAGCTATTGAAGATAACTTGTATGACAGACTCGCGTCTAGATATACAAAAGCGTTAGCACGTTCAATGGCACAAACAAAACAAGTTAAAGCGGTTAACCCACTAAACAACGGATTGCCAAGTGTTTCTACAAACAACTTCCAATCTGGCGATGGTGTGAATTTATTCAGCACGTCTCACCCGACAATTGCTGGTACATTCAAAAACACTTTAACTACTCAAGCTGACTTAAACGAAACTTCATTAGAGCAATCAATGATTGACATTGCTGCGCTTACTGATGAAAGAGGTTTAAAGATTGCTGCTAGAGGCGTGAAAATGATCGTTCCAAGTGAAAACCAATTCACCGCGGAGAGATTAATGAAGTCTCAAGGTAGAACAGCTACAGCTGATAATGATATCAATGCAATCGTATCTATGGGTATGGTTCCGCAAGGATACAGAGTGAACAATTTCTTAACTGACACTGATTCATTCTACATTATCACTGACGTGCCAAATGGTATGAAGATGTTTGACAGAGCACCTATTAAGACTGCTATGGAAGGCGACTTCGATACTGGTAACGTAAGATACAAAGCTAGAGAAAGATACTCTTTTGGAGTCTCTGACCCTAGAGGTATCTTCGGTGTTGAAGGTGCATAATCTTTAACGATTTTTGGGGCCAGACACAATCTGGCCCCAATTAAAAATTAGAAAGGAAAAATGACTTCAAAATATAAAATCAAAATATTTACTAAAAATTACCAAACAGAATTTATTTTAGAGACTACAAGTTCTATGATTATCATGTCCCAAGTCCATAAAGAAATAATTGACTTTCTAGGAAAAAACACTATAAAATGGGAGCCGAACAAATTACGATTTAATGGTCGTAGTGAATTCTATATAACCTATGAGGAGGTTAATGATGGCTCAAGACAACATGGTGTTGTTCGCGAGGAAGATCCACTTCGAGTCTAGATGGAACGAATTGTATCTTAAAAATGGCGGCATGGTTACACCAGAAATGTCAGCTCTAGGGGACCAAATCAAAAAAGTCGTTAGACAGATTTTGAAAAACCAAGAGCAACCAAAGAGAAATCCACAAGATCTAGAGTATCACAGCTACGCTAGTTAACTAGGATTTCATCTTTTTAAAAAGTGGAAACACTTGCTAAGGAAAGCTTTCTGCTATATAAAAATCTTACTATACATTATTAAATTAACATGGACGCGTATAGTCGACGGCCTAGAGACCATGTTGATTAAACTAGGAGGATAATAATATGGCACAAACTACATTTTCAGGACCGGTAAAATCTTTAAGAGGATTCGTTACTGCGGGACCTGACGCGGTTGTAAACATCACAGCAGAAACTACTTTAACTTTTGCTGCTCACGCAGGTAAAGTGATTAAAGTAAATGATGCAGATGGTGCAATCACACTTCCAACAATTAAAGCAGATAGCAAAGGCGGATCAGCTGGATCTGATGATCCTAACGCAAACAATCAATTAGGTGCAGTTTACAAATTTTTTGTAGGCACAGATTGTACAGATTGCGATATCAAAACTGATGGAACTGACAAATTTGTCGGTCACGCAACTGTTGTTAACGTAGCAGATGGAACTAATAGTTCATTTGCTCCAGCAGCATCAAACGATGTTATCAGCATGAATGGCGGAACTACAGGTGGAGACAAAGGTAGCACAATTACAATTACTGCACTTGAAGATAACGTTTATTTAGTAGAAGCTGTGTTGATCGGTACAGGTACTGAAGCAACACCTTTTGCAGATAGTTAATAATTAGGGTGCTCCTTCGGGAGCACCATTAAAAGGAGTTATAAATGAGCTATAAAGGCGATATAAAATCGGTAAGAGTTACAGCAACCGGTGCAGTATTTGCTGGTAGAACTAGACTAAGAGGAATTATTTTAGCATCAGACGGCGGAGGTGCTGGAACGATTATACTTCAAGATAATACAGATAGCACAACTTTGTTTCAAGCTGACGTTCCTACAGGAGATGTTTTTTCAGTAAACTTTCCTGAAGATGGAATTTTATTCCCAGGTGGAATGAAAGTTTCTACAATTACAAATATAGATGCAGCTACTTTATTGATTGATAAGTAGGAGTTTAAATGGCTAATACTACCTCTGGCACACATGTATTTGATAAGAATTTTTCTATTGATGAGATTATAGAAGAAGGCTACGAAAGAATTGGAATGTCAGGGTTATCTGGCTATCAGTTAAAAAGTGCCAGACGATCTCTAAACATTATGTTTCAGGAGTGGGCTAACCGTGGTTTACACTACTGGGAAGTTGCAAATAATTCAATTACGTTAGTTGCTAATCAAGCTGTTTACACAATGTTTAGATCCACAGGTGATGGTACGTCTGATGCCACCGCTGTCTATGGTGTAGATGATGTTTTAGAGGCTTCTTTTAGAAATTCTTCAAATGTGGACACGCCGCTTACAAAAATAAATAGATCAGCTTATCAAGCCTTATCGAATAAAACGGATACCGGTCAACCCACTCAATACTTTGTTCAAAGGTTTATTGATAAAGTTACCATAACTCTATATTTAACTCCTGGAACTAGTGAAGCAGGTAAGTTTATAAATTATTATTATGTTAAAAGAATACAAGATGTGGGTGATTATACTAACGCTACTGATGTGCCTTACCGATTTGTTCCTTGCATGTCTTCTGGTTTGGCTTATTATTTGTCTATTAAGCACGCTCCACAAAGAACTCAAGAATTAAAATTATTATACGAAGATGAATTACAACGTGCTTTAGAAGAAGATGGTTCTTCTTCAAGTTCATTTATAACCCCTAAAACTTATTATCCAAATGTCTAATACTGCTTCAGGAAAATACGCAAAATTTATATCAGACAGATCAGGTCAAGAGTTTCCATACAAGGAAATGGTTAGAGAATGGAATGGATCTTTTGTGCATGTGTCGGAGTTTGAAGCTAAACATCCACAACTGGAACCAAAATCACACACGGCTGATCCACAAGGTTTAAGAACTGTAAGACCTGCACGAACAGAACCTGCAACACAAAATTTATTACCAGGTAATCCTTTTAATATCACATCAGGATCAACAACGATTACAGTCACAGAGCCCTCACACGGAAGATCATCATCTGATACTGTAGTCTTTAGAAATGTAGATGGTAGTCCTGGAGGAGTAGCTTTTACAGCGTTTGAAAGTTCTTCTGGATTTAGTATAACAGTAACAGGAACAGATAACTATACATTTACATTAGGATCAACTCCTACGGTAACTGAAAAAGGAGGCGGAATGACGGTGACAGCAGGACCCGTTACGTTAACACCATAATGGCAGGATTAAGTTATAGCGGATTAGTAACACAAATTAGAAACTACACTGAAGTAGATTCAAATGTTTTAACAGCAGATCAATTAGAAAACATAATTTTAAATGCACAATATAGAATTATGAGAGACGTTCCGATTGATGCAGATCGAAAACAACAAACAGGAAATTTAGTGGTTGGACAAGAGAGTATTAACGCTCCTGGAGGAGCTTTATTTATTAGAGCCATTCAAGTTTATGATTCTACTAGTGCTACAACAGGTGCAAATACTTTTTTAGAAAAAAAAGACGTTACTTATTTACAAGAGTATGTTCCGTCTACTGAGTCTGCTAAAAGAGGTAAACCTAAATATTATGCTATGTTTGGTGGTGCTACTGGAGATGGTGATACTAATTCTGGAAGAATGATGTTTGCTCCAGTTCCAGATGCAACTTATTCATTTAGAGTGCATTATAATAAAATGCCAGCGACTTTAGCTTCGGACAACACTACTAATTATATTAGTTTAAACTTCCCAAATGGGCTCTTATATTGTTGTTTAGCAGAGACTTATGGTTTTTTAAAAGGGCCACAAGATATGTTGCAATTGTATGAAAACAAGTATAAACAAGAGGTAGAAAAGTTTGCTGTGGAGCAAATTGGAAGACGTAGAAGAGACGATTACACGGACGGAACTATGCGAATTCCTTTACAATCAAAACAGCCAAACAGTTAGGAGTTTTATGGCAATTACATCGGCGATATGCACAAGTTTTAAGCAAGAAATTTTAGTGGGTACACACAATTTTACTGCTTCATCTGGAGATACTTTTAAAATAGCTTTATACACAAGTGATGCATCTTTAGGTGCAGCGACAACTGCTTTTTCATCTTCAAACGAAATTTCAAATACATCGGGTTCTGCTTACAGCTCAGGTGGTGCAACTTTAACAAGTGTTACACCAACAACATCTGGAACAACTGCATTCTGTGATTTTGCAGACGTGAGTTTTACTTCGGCATCTTTCACAGCTAACGGCGCATTAATTTATAATTCTTCACAGTCTAACAAAGCTGTTGCTGTCATCGCTTTTGGTGGTGATAAAACAGTATCAAGCGGAACTTTTACAATTCAATTTCCAACAGCAGACGCATCTAACGCGATCATTAGAATCGCATAGAGGATAGCCCATGTCGGGATGGGGACGATTTACCTGGGGCCAAGCTTACTGGGATGAGAGTGATTTACTTACTACTGGTTATGGAGCAAAAGCTTGGAATGATGGTGAATGGGGAAATCTTGCAAATGAAACTGTAACCTTAACTGGTTTACAAGCTAACACAAGTATTGGTAGCGTTACATTTGATTTAACTTCTATTGTTTCATTAACAGGTGAAGAGGCAACAACTACACTTGGAACTCCTGTTTTAGATTTAACTTCAATCGCTGCTTTAACTGGAGTGAGCTCAACAGTTTCTGTAGGTAGTCCTACTTTAGAATTTTCATATTCTTTATCAGGTCAATCTGCAACTACAGCTGTAGGTTCTTTAAGTCATGAAATGACTTACATCTTGACCATGAATGGTCCTGGTGACTTTATGGTGGGTGAGGTTGATGATCTTAGTGTTGCTCTTACAGAAGTCGTTGTGCCAACAGGACAACAAGCAGACTTTGCTACACCTGTTTTAGATTATGCAGGAACTCTTGTTGGTTGGGGACGTGAAGGTTGGGGTGACCTTGCTTATGGTGATTCTAATAATAAAGTTATCAATGCAGTTGGTTTACAAGCAGCATTTACTTTAGGTAGCGTTACACTTCAAACAAGTGAACTTGTAAGTGGCCAGGAGGCAACAACAGCAATCGGATCTGTGGTCACAGCTATTAGCCCAACAATTGAACTTACAGGTCAAGCAGCAACAACAAGTTTAGGATCTATTACTTTAGAAAATGCTATTCCAATAACAGGCCAAGCAGCAACATCAGGACTTGGAACTCCAGTACTAGAAATTGGTGTTCCAATTACAGGAGAAGAAGCAAGCACAACAATAGGCTCTGTTGAAATCACTAGCACAGAACTTATTCCAATTACGGGAATTGCTGCAACCTTTAGCTTAGGATCAACTGTTTCTGAAATAGGTCAACCTCTAACAGGAATAGCGGCAACCTCTGCAGTAGGCTCGATCGCTCTAGATGATATAACTCAAGGTCTTTTAACGAGTCAGATTACATCGACTTTAGGAATTATAGGTATTCAAGCATATGGTAATATTGACACTGGTTCAAATACATCGTATTCTAATATTTCAACGGGTTCGAATGACACTTATTCGGATGTTGCAGCTGGATCAAACTCTAGCTACTCTAATGTTTCAACAGGGTCGAATGATACGTATTCCAATGTTGCAACAGGATCAAATACAAGTTATAGTGACGTGGCATAAGGAGAAAATATGGCTTCAACATATACACCGTTAGGTGTTGAATTACAGGCAACCGGTGAGAATGCCGGTACTTGGGGTACAAAGACAAATACTAATTTAGAACTTATTGAACAAATCCTTGGAGGATTTACTCAACAGTCAATAGCGGGTGGTGCTCAAACCACAGCGCTAAGTGTTTCTGATGGATCGACTGGAGCAACACTTGCTCATAGAATGATCGAGCTCACAGGTTCAATCACTGGAAGTTC